CGACTTAGTGGCTATAATGCCTAAGCTAAGGAAAGATTTAGATGAGTTTCAAAAAGAACTTGAAGAAGAGTACGGAAACGTAAACGTTAATATTCAAGACGGAACTATCACACCTGTTGAAGATGGAGCTAATAAGAAAGATTAGTATAGGTAAAGATTATAAGAACGAAGCAATGCATTATTCCGTAGGCCAAGAGGTCTACGGAGGACATGCAATAACAGCTATAGTGGAAGAGGAGAATAAATACAGAATTTATATCTCTAAAAACAACGAGGTTTTGCCGTGGAAGGATTTTAATAAAAACATGGCTATTGCAGTTGAATATAATTTAGAATACTAATGAACGGTTGGGATAGCTTTGTAGTGAAACCGATAAAAACCAGGTATGAAAACACTAAAAAAATTGGTGATTCTGAGTTAATACTAAACACTGAGATATTTACCCATAAAAACGTAAGTAATAACGCCGTAGTCATTGGTCTACCTAAAAATATAGAAACAGAGATACAGGTTGGTGATGAAGTAATAATTCATCACAATGTATTTAGAAGATGGCATGATGTTAGAGGTGTAGAACGGAACAGTAAGGGGTTTTTCGATGAAGAAACTTACTTTGTAAATGAAGACCAGTTATACATATATAAACATGACAATGAGTGGAAATCACTTGATGATTATTGTTTTGTAAAACCTATATCTAACGACGATATATTTTCTTTAGAAAAAGAGAAACCATTAGTCGGCATAATCAAATACTCTAACAACGTGTTGAGATGTAAGGGAATAAGTTTTGGTGATAGGGTTGGTTTTGCTCCACGTAGCGAGTTTGAGTTCATTATAGACGGAGAGCGCCTTTATAGAGTACAAACAAAAGCTATTACAATTAAATATGAACACGAAGAAGAAGAAGCAGAGTATAATCCAGGCTGGGTATAAAGCTGTTGAGGAGCTAATAAAGGTTGCAGAGGAGAAGATTATAACAAACACTGAAGACGATGTCTCAGCAGATAGATTAAAGAACGCCGCTGCAACAAAAAAATTAGCTATATTTGACGCTTTTGAAATATTAACACGCATCGATGAAGAAAAAGCTATTCTAGAAAACAGGCCAACAAAAGATGATAGTGCTTTTGGAGGTTTTGCTGAAAGGAGGAGCAAGTAATGTATAAGCAAACCTTATACAAAACAGTAGACACAATACCAATAAACGCTGTCAAAAGACTTAATAGAGGTAAGCGTTGGAAGTATGGGTATAATGAAGAGTATGACGTTGTTGTCCTAAGCAAAACTGGTAAAATTGGTGATATTTATGAGATACAAAACTTAAAAATAGCACTACCACCAGCAACTAAAATACATAAATTTAAGAGCAATAAATGGGAAGCTGCTGAGTACCCAAAAGCGTTAAGTAGGGTAAAAACAATATTTGACTGGAAAGAGCTATCTAATGACTTTAAGGGTCAATATATTGACTATATAGAAGAAGAGTTTAGAAAGAGGGAGGAAGGTTTTTGGTTTTATAACAAAGGCAAACCTACCTATATAACAGGTGCACACTACATGTACCTACAGTGGTCTAAGATTGATGTTGGTAAGCCAGACTTTAGAGAGGCAAACAGATTGTTCTTTATATTTTGGGAGGCTTGTAAAGCTGATAAGAGATGCTACGGTATGTGCTATCTGAAAAATAGACGTTCTGGTTTTTCTTTTATGGCATCAGGTGAAGTAATCAATCAAGCTACGATTAGCTCAGATGCAAGGTTTGGGATATTATCCAAATCAGGCCCAGATGCTAAAAAGATGTTTACGGACAAGGTTGTACCAATATCGGTCAACTACCCGTTCTTCTTTAAGCCAATACAAGACGGTATGGATAGACCAAAAACAGAGCTCGCATATAGGGTTCCAGCGTCTAAACTTACAAGAAAAAATATAACAAGCTCCGATAAACAAGTGGAGCTAACTGGGTTAGATACCACAATAGATTGGAAGAATACCGGCGACAACAGTTATGATGGTGAAAAACTAAAGCTACTTGTACACGATGAGAGTGGAAAATGGGAGAAGCCAAACAATATATTAAATAACTGGAGGGTAACTAAAACAACACTTAGACTTGGTAGTAGGATTATTGGTAAGTGCTTAATGGGTTCAACCAGTAATGCCTTAAACAAAGGCGGAAAGGAATTTAAGAAACTTTATTACAGCTCAGATGTTACAAAACGAAACAAAAACGGACAGACAAATTCGGGTCTCTATTCTTTGTTCATACCTATGGAATGGAACTACGAGGGATTCATTGATTCTTATGGACTACCTGTATTCGAAACACCTGGGGATGTCGTATGTGACCCACATGGAGATAGAATAAGTGTCGGTGTAATAGATCACTGGCAAAACGAGGTTGATGGCTTAAAGTCTGATCAAGACGCTTTAAACGAGTTTTATAGACAGTTTCCTCGGACGGAGGAGCACGCGTTTAGAGATGAGACTAAGAATAGTATATTTAACCTAACAAAGATATACGAGCAAATAGACTTCAATGAGGAGGCTGTATCAGTTACTACTGGTGATTTCCAGTGGGCCAATGGTATTAAGGATACATCAGTTGTTTTTACACCAAACCTAAAAGGCAGGTTTAAGATTAACTGGGTTCCACCTAAACACCTACAAAATAGGGTTGTAAAAAAGAACGGTATTAAACACCCTGGTAATGAGCACTTAGGTGCTTTTGGTTGTGATTCTTACGATATATCTGGTACTGTAAGTGGTAAAGGCTCTAAAGGTTCTTTGCATGGGTTAACAAAATTTAGTATGGAAGATGCTCCACCAAGTGAGTTTTTCCTTGAATACATAGCTAGACCACAAACAGCAGAGATATTCTTTGAGGACGTTTTGATGGCACTGGTATTTTACGGGATGCCTATTCTAGCTGAAAATAACAAACCAAGACTATTATATTATTTAAGGCGAAGAGGTTACAGAGGGTTCTCTATGAACAGACCAGATAAAATATGGAACAAGTTATCTGTAACAGAAAGAGAGATTGGTGGTATTCCAAACTCTAGTGAAGACATAAAGCAAGCACACGCGGCCGCTATAGAGATGTATATCAACAATCATGTTGGCCAGAAAGGAGATAGCTTTGGTACTATGCCTTTCAATAACACTCTAAATGATTGGGCTAAATTCGATATAACCAAGAGAACCAAATACGATGCCACTATAAGCTCTGGTCTAGCTATAATGGCGTGTAATAGACACCTATATTCACCAAAACAAAATATAAAAAAAGAAAAAATAAGCTTAAGCATAGCCAGATATAAAAATAATGGTTATAATTCAAGAATAATAGAAAAATAATATGGCTGAGTCAGTTACATCGCATTATTTTCCTAGTCAAGTTGTTAGTGATTTAGAAAAAAACTCTTTAGAGTATGGTCTTAAGGTTGGTAAAGCTATAGAACACGAGTGGTTCAACAGGGGATCAGGCCTAAGCAGGTTTACTAGTAATCAAAACAACTTTCACAAGCTTCGCTTGTATGCTAGAGGAGAACAATCAATACAAAAATATAAGGACGAGTTATCTATAAACGGTGACTTAAGTTATTTAAACCTTGATTGGAAGCCTATACCTATTATACCTAAATTTGTAGACATAGTTGTTAATGGTATCTCTGAAAGAACCTTTGATATAAAGGCTTACTCTCAAGATCCATTTGGTGTGTCTAAGAGAACGAAGTATATGAATGATATACTAGCTGATATGCAGACAAGGGATTTAAACCAGTTTGCAGAAGAGGCTTTTGGTGTATCAATTGCATCGACACCACCAGATAAACTACCAGATAGCGAAGAGGAATTGCAATTACATATGCAGTTAAACTACAAGCAAGGTGTAGAACTAGCTGAAGAGCAAGCAATTAACGTTATATTAGAAGGAAATAGATACGAGCTAACAAAGAAAAGAGTTAACTACGATCTAACAGTACTTGGCATAGGTGCGGTAAGAAACACCTTTACAAAATCTGAAGGTATAAAAGTAGAGTACGTAGATCCAGCTAATATCGTTTATTCATATACAGAGTCACCATATTTCGATGATGTATACTACGTTGGTGAGATTAAAACTGTTTCTATAAACGAACTTGTAAAAGAGTTCCCACATCTCAGTATGGAGGACTTAAAAGAGATTAGTGAACAAGGTCATCAATCTACGGGGTACTACAATAGAAGCATATACGAATCAAGCGAAACAGACAACAATCAGATACAGATATTATACTTTAATTTTAAGACGTTTGCAAACGAGGTCTATAAGGTTAAAGAGACAGCAACTGGTGCAAATAAAATAATAATAAAAGACGACCAATTCAATCCACCAGAAGAATTACTTGGCGAGAGATTTGGTAAAATGTCTAGACAAATAGAAGTTTTATATGAAGGTGCGCTTGTATTAGGCACCAAACACTTATTGAAGTGGGAGCTTGCTAAGAATATGATGAGACCAAAAAGTGACTACACTAAGGTTAAGATGAATTATTCGATTGTTGCTCCTAGGATGTACAAAGGTAAGATTGAGTCATTAGTTAGTAGAACTACTACTTTTGCTGATATGATACAACTTACGCACTTAAAACTGCAACAGGTTTTGTCTAGAATGATACCTGATGGTATATATTTAGACGCAGATGGTTTAGCTGAAGTTGATTTAGGTAACGGAACGAACTATAATCCTCAAGAGGCTTTAAATATGTTCTTCCAAACAGGTAGCATAATAGGTAGGTCTATGACTGCCGATGGGGATATGAACCCAGGTAGAGTACCTATACAGGAGATACAGAGTGGTTCAGGAGGAGCAAAGCTCGGCGCTTTGATACAAACATACAACTACTACCTCCAAATGATCAGAGATGTCACGGGATTGAACGAGGCGCGTGATGGAAGTACTCCAGACAAGAACGCATTAGTTGGTGTACAAAAAATGGCGGCGGCAAATTCGAATACAGCTACTAGACATATATTGCAAAGTAGTTTGTTTTTAACTGCGGAATTAGCAGAGTGTATATCGCTTAGAATATCAGACGTAATAGAATATTCGCCAACTAGAGACGCTTTTATTCAAAAGATAGGTGGTCATAATGTGGCAACACTATCAGAGATGGCGGATTTACATTTGTATGATTTTGGTATATTTATAGAGTTAGCTCCAGATGAAGAGGAAAAACAGATGCTTGAGAATAACATTCAGGTAGCATTGTCTAAAAATGGAATAGAGCTTGAAGACGCTATAGACATTAGAGAGATAAAAAATGTAAAACTGGCTAATCAGCTGCTTAAGATACGCAGAAAGAAAAAAGCCAAACAAGATCAACTGATAAGTCAGCAAAATATTCAAATGCAATCACAAGCTAATGCTCAAGCACAGCAGGTTGCAGCACAAGCAGAAATTCAAAAACAACAAGTATTGTCTCAAAGTAAGATGATGGTTGAAAAAGGTTCTGCTCAACTTGAAATGCAAAAAATGCAACAAGAGGCCGCCTTAAAGAAAGAGTTGATGAGCTATGAGTTTCAACTTAACATGCAGTTAAAACAAATGGAAACTGAAATTCTTAAAGAACGAGAGAGCCAAAAGGAAGACAGAAAAGACGAAAGAACAAAAATACAGGCCACACAACAGTCTGAATTAATAGATCAAAGAAAAAAAGAAA